AGTATTTCAGTAGTCATTAGTGTGTTAGTTTATATTATAATTGTTGGAATATAATTATGGGTATAATGGATGGTGGTACAAATTTTGGAGATATTTGTAGAACTTGTGATAGAAAAGAAAATGGTGGGACTATGCGAAGATATGTCCACGATAGAAATTTAAAGATATGTCAAGATTGTTTTGAAAAATTAGATACAGATAAACAACACGAGCACGTATGGATGGGTCAATTACATAGGAATAGATTATTATGATTAAAAAATGTTTAGGATTAATAGTTGGTTTATTATTATTAACTGGATGTAGTCAGTTTGCTACGTTATCTATGATAGGAAGCACAGCAAGTTTAGTTGCATCTAATAATGCTTTTTATAAAGCATATAGTGGTGTAGATGTTTTAACTTTTATGGCTACTGACAAAGGTATTAAAACTCATGTGTATGAGACAGTCACAACTGTTACTAAGAAAGTTAATGAAACTTTTATATTAGAGAAACCTAAAATGTTAGCAACCGAGAAAAATGTGGGGGTTGCTGTACCAGTTATTAAAGTAGAAGTGTCAGAAATATTTAAACCTGATAACAATTTAGTATTAGCTAGTACTTTAACTTATCCAATTGAAGATAAGATATGGACAACAAAAGAGTGGGATGTTTATTGTTTTTTATTGACAGCTTTCATAATATCTCTCTTGTTGTTTTTAAGTAGTGTAATTTATTTAGGTATATATATTATAACTTCACAACTAGAAATAAAAATAATAATAAAAAAAAGAAATCTTACAAGAGAAAGAATACAAAATAAAAAAAAGAAAAGAAGAAAAAATTAATTAGTAGGAGTTATCATGGGCGAGATTAATAGATGTTTAAGTTGTAATTGTAGGTGTCATTGTTCTTCAATAGAGCATTCAGATATGCTTGGAGTATGTCCTTGTGTAGCTTGTATGTGCAAGAAGGATGTAGTTGTAGATAGTAATAATGAATGCGAAAGTTGTCAATAATATATGAGTGATAAAGAATTAGTTACAGAATTAAAACAGCAGATTGCAGATTTAACTCAAGAAAAAAAAGATGTAATTAAATTATGTGATGAAAAAGATTCTAAGATTAAACAAATCTTAATTAAATTAGAACAATCTAATTTAGATGTACACTCTATGGGTAAAAAAATTCATGCACTAGAGGAAAAAGCTAGTAAAAAAGCCACTTTTAAGAGGATAATTAATGAAAAAATAGATGAGGTATTAGAAAAAAAAGATGACCTTAGTGTTGACACAGAGGATTAAAACTGATACAAGATGGTATGCAATATAAAAATATAAATAGAAAAGGAAAAAACATATGGCAATAATTGAAGGCACAGCATACTGGGCTTCTCTGATAAGACCAAACGAAAAGTTTGAACCTATGTGGAGAATTGATTTAGCAGTTGATGATACAACTGCAAGTACTTTTAAAACTAATGGCTTTGCAGTTGGAGAAACAAAATCTGATGACAAAGTAGTAAGTAATATTCTTAGATTTAAAAGAAAAGTTTCTAAAGCAAATGGAGATAAGAACCAACAACCACAATTAGTGGATGCTGAAAAGAAACCTATTGATAAAATAGTCGGTAATGGCAGTAAAGTAAAAGTAATGTATAAATCTTATGACTGGAATTTTAAAGGTAAGAAGGGCAAAGGTTTAGATTTACAAGCTGTACAGGTACTGGATTTAGTGGAATTTACTCCCAATGAAGATTTTAATATAGAAAAAAAATCTTCTAATGGTGTTGACATCAAAGAAGATTTTTGATACAACATTAACAGTCATAATACATGACTCATTTTCTACTCCTACAGGAGGGTCAGCTTGGTAACAGGTTGGCTCTCCTTTTTTTTTAGAAATTAATTATGAGGGCGACAATGGAAATAAATAAAAAAGGATTTGTAAAGTATCATCTACCATGTCCACTATGTAAAAGTAGTGATGCGGTTTCTGTTAATGCAGATAGTTCGGCTTATTGTTTTTCATGTCAACAATATATAAAGGAATATGATATGGAAACACAACCGATAACAAATGGTAAACAGGAATATAAAGATTTATCTGTGAGTAAATCAGACTTTGTAGAAATAGTAGATAGAAATATATCAGAAAGAACTTGTAAAAAATATGGTGTATCTGTTAAGACAGATAGCATGGGTAATATAACAAATCATTATTATCCTTACCATGATAAACAAGGTTCAAAGATTGCAACAAAAACTAGGTATACGAAGTCAAAAGAATTTAGTGTACAGGGTAACACCTATCAAGCAGGATTATTTGGAGAACATTTATTCTCTAAAAATAAATTTATTATAGTTACTGAAGGTGAGATAGATTGTTTATCTGCTTATCAAATGTTTAAAACAAGTGACAAGTATGATACACCAGTCGTAAGTATTAAGCATGGCATAGCTTCTGCAGTTAAAGATATTAAAAATAGTCTTGAATGGTTAGAACAATTTCAAAATGTCATTATTAATTTTGATAACGACAAGCATGGAATAGAGGGTGCATTAAAAGTAGCTGAGTTATTCAGCCCAGGAAAATGTAAGGTTATGCATCTTCCTCCTGAATTTAAAGATGCGTCAGATTGTTTAACTAAAAATAAAATTCAAACTTATACTAAAGCATTTTGGGATGCAAAAGTTTTTGCTCCTGATGGTATCATTAATGCTAACATTTTATTTGATGAAATAAGTAAACCAACTTTACAATCATTTGTTCAGTATCCTTTTGAGGGATTGAATAAGATGACATATGGGTTGAGAGCTTCTGAATTAGTTACCTTTACTGCAGGTAGTGGGTTAGGTAAGACCCAAGTAGTTAGAGAATTAATCCATCATTTAATAAAAGAGACAAAAGATAATCTTGGTTTATTAATGTTGGAAGAAACTCCAGTCATTACTTCTAAAGGTATAATGAGTATCGAAGCAAATCAACGATTACATTTACCTGATGTTCATGTTGCTAAACCACAATTGAAAAAATATTTTGATGATACTATAGGTAGTGGTAGAGTATTTATGTTTGACCATTTTGGTTCTAACACTATTGATAATATAATTTCAAGAGTAAGATATTTAGCTAAAGGATTAGATTGTAAATATATTGTCATAGACCATGTTAGTATTATAGTATCAGACCAGTCACATGGAGATGAGAGAAGAGCATTAGATGAAATAATGACTAGACTTAGAACTCTTGTACAAGAGACTGGGGTGGCTATGATAGTAGTATCACATTTAAGGAGACCTGATGGTAAAGGACACGAAGAAGGTGCCTCTACGTCTCTCTCACAGCTAAGAGGGAGTGCTTCTATAGGTCAGCTAAGTGATATGGTCATAGGACTTGAGAGAGATGCACAGAATGATGACCCTGAAATCCGACATACTACAAGGGTTAGAGTATTAAAGAATAGATTTTCAGGAATAACTGGACCTTGTTGTGATTTAAAATATGATATGGATACTGGCAGATTAGCAGAGGTAACATCAAGTGACTTTTGATAAAGTAATATTTGATATTGAAACAACTCTTAACGTAGATAAAATTTGGTGTATTGTTTGTAAACATAACAATACTTATTATCAATTTAAAGAAGATAGAGTACATAGGTTTGTAGATTTTTTAAAACAAACTAAAGAAGTTATAGGACATAACATTATTGGATTTGATATACCAGTATTAAATAAATTTTTTGGTTATGATATATTTAAAACTTGTAAGATAACTGATACATTAGTTTTATCTAGATTACTTAATCCTATGTTAGAAGGTGGACACTCATTAAAAAACTGGGGTGAAAAACTTTACAAAAAGAAAATTGAATTTAATAACTTTGATTATTTTAGTGAAGAGATGTTGAAGTATTGTAGGAATGATGTTGATTTAACAGAGAAGTTATATAAATTTCTTGGTAGAAAGATGGAAGATTTTGGAGAGTCTATTGAGTTAGAACATAAAGTTGCCAAGATTATTCAGCGACAACATAAAAAAGGATTTATGATAGATGTTGTAGGTGCTCATATGTTACAAGCTAAGTTTCAAGAAGATATGAATGAGCTTCAAACTATCGTAAGAAAAACTTTTCCTCCATTAAAAATAGAAACAGAATTTATTCCTAAATCAAATAATAAATCTAGAGGATATGTTAAGGGAGTGCCTTTTACAAAGGTTAAATATAAAGAATTTAATTTAGGTTCACGTCAACAAATAGCTGAACGATTAGTTATGTTAGGATGGAAACCTAAGAAGTTTACAGAAAAGAAACATACTATTGTAGATGAAAAAGTTTTGTCAGAAATTAAAAATATTCCTGAAGCAAAACTTATTAATAAATTTCTCATGCTTCAGAAAAGAATTGCTCAAGTCAGTTCTTGGATTGAAGCTATCAGAGAAGATGGAAGAGTACATGGCAAAGTAATTACCAATGGTACTATTACTGGAAGAATGTCACACCAGTCGCCCAACATGGCACAGATTCCTGCTGTGTACTCTCCTTACGGAAAAGAATGTAGGCAGTTATGGATTGCAAACAAAGGTTATAAATTAGTAGGTGTTGATGCTTCAGGACTTGAGTTGAGGATGTTAGCACACTACATGAACGATAAGGAATACACAAATGAAATCATTAATGGAGATATACACACAACAAATCAGATTAGGACTGGCTTGGAGTCAAGAGATGAGGCGAAGACATTTATATACGCACTCATTTATGGAGCAGGTTCAAAAAAAATCGGAAGTATCATCAAAAGGTCTGAAAGAGATGGAGAAAGAGTTAAAGAAAAATTTCTTAGAGCTACACCAAGTTTTAAACGACTACGAGAAAGAGTGGATGGAGTGGCTAAAAAAAGATGGCTCAGAGGTCTCGACCAAAGAAAAATCCTCATAAGACACCCCCACGCTGCGTTAAACACCCTATTACAGGGTGCTGGTGCGTGTGTTATGAAGAAAGCGTTGACATTGGTAGAGGAATATGTTAGAAGTAAGCGAATGAAAGCAGTTCCAATTGTGAATGTGCATGATGAGTTCCAATATGAAGTAGAAGAAAGCCGAGCTGAAGAATTTGGAAAGCTTGGAGTACAAGCAATTATAGATGCAGGAAAGGAATTAAAAATAAGGTGTCCCTTAGATGGAAAATATAAAATCGGAAACAACTGGGCAGAAACGCATTGATACTATAGCTACTGATATTAAAAATTTAGTAGCTGGAATATCAAATGGTAAACCTGCTAACGTCACAGAAGAAAACATGGATAGGTTTCTCCTTAATATTAAGGAAGCTTTTAATTCATGGAACAATCCTGTTAGAGAAAAAGATGGGAAGTTAAGAATGTCAGTACTAGGTAAACCACCTAGACAATTATGGTATGATAGATTTAGTCCAAAGAAAACTAAATCTTATGATGCTAGTTTAAATATTAAATTTTTATATGGACATATATTAGAACATTTATTATTATATCTAGCAGAATTAACTGGACATAAAGTAGCAGACCAACAAAAGAAAGTAGAGATAGATAATATTAAAGGACATATAGATGCGACAGTAGATGGTGAAGTATGTGATGTTAAGTCAGCTTCATCATTTAGTTTTAAAAAGTTTAAGACTGGAGAGTTAGTTGGAGATGACCCATTTGGTTATCATGCCCAGTTATCAGGATATGAAACAGGTATGGGTACTAACAAGGGTGGCTTTTTGGTTATGGATAAATCAACTGGAGATGTTTGTTTCTATAAACCTGATGAGTTAGCTAAACCTAATGTTCCAAATTTAATTAAAACTTTACAAGATACATTAAAAAGAAATTCACCACCTGATAGATGTTATCAATTATCTGAAACTAAAGGTGGTAATAAATCTTTACCTATTGGTTGTCAGTTTTGTGCACATAAATGGGAATGTTATAAAGATGCTAATGATGGAAAAGGATTAAGAGTATTTAAATATTCTAATAGGTATGTTTATTTAGCTCAAGTAAATAGACAACCCAATGTTGAAGAGATAACTAAAAACTTTTCAGAAGAATTAAAAACTTATGGGAAAAGATGAGACAATTAATTGAAAGCTTTATAGATGTAGGTAGTGGATTTATATTAGCAATTTTAATACAGTTGCTATTGTTTCCCCTATTTGGTTTATATCCTACGATACTGGATAGTATTGGGATAGCTTTAATTTTTACTGTAGTTTCTATAACAAGGTCATGGATGTGGAGGTTAGTGTTTAAAAGAATAAATGAATAACTATAAACCATTACCTGAAGGACTTAGAATTGAGAAGAGTAAGATAGAAGGGTATGGTTTAGTTACATTATCTTTTATAAAAGAAGGTACAAATCTTGGTGTATCTCATATTAAGATAAAGAATGAATTAATTCGTACACCTTTAGGTGGATTTATAAATCATTCAGATGAACCTAATTGTGAGAAAGTAAAATTACAAGCAGAGAATTATACTAAATATAATTTAGTTACTATAAAAAATATAAAGGCATGGGAAGAACTAACTGTTAAGTATACATTTTATAATATGGGAAGTAATGGTAAAAATCTTTCTGTATCAGAGCAACTACAGAATGAATTAGAACCTATTGTTAATGCTCCTATGATGGAGACCGAATAAATGTTATTGATAATTAAAACTGTAGGAGGATTAATATTAATAAGTTTTATTATAGGACTTATAATTTATTTTATTAAAGATTATAAATATACTTATAAGAAAAAGAAATGAACACTAAACAAATGAGTAAGATAAGAAACAAAGCTAAACATATTATGGTTGAATGGCTTAAAGGATTATTAAATCCTGATGAACAAAAGAAAGTTAATGTAAAGAATGTATTTAAATTATTACCGAATCAAACTCATTATTGGCAAGGAACTACATTACGTTTACAACCTTGGTCTTATAAATGGATAGTTAAAAAATTAAAAAAGAATCCTCATTGGACTATAGATGATTTAAATGATAGCTTAGAACCCACAGAAAGAGATAAAAGGAGAGCAAGGATGGCTAAAGAAGGTCCTATTGCTATGTAATGACAGACAAAGGAATGTTTAAAGGTACGACATATGATTCATTAAGTAAGCAGGTAGATGGAAATCATTATAACTCTATGAAGATTCAACCTGCGGAATTTATTAATGAAAATCAAATATTGTTTGCAGAAGGAAATGCTATTAAGTATATATGCAGACATCAAAAAAAAGGAAAGAGAAAGGATATAGAAAAGGCAATACATTATTTAGAAATGATATTGGAAAGGGACTATGACGATTAATGAAGCACAAATAACTCAATTGGAAAAAAGAGCTAGAGGTTTTAGAAGAATTATTTCAGCGCTTAATGATTTACCTATGTATGGAATTAATTCTGTGATAGATAAAATATTATACGTAAGAATAGGTGAACTTAAAGAACACCTAAAGAAGAAGATAACTAGAAATAATGAAAAGTTAAATGAACT